TATGTAATCAACTTGGTGGCACAACCGATAAGGCACCTGCTGCTGCCCTAAGAGCTAGGGAATCCTAATGTCAACAACTTTCGGTCAACTTATTGACAAGGTTGCCTTCAATATCCAAAGCGGTGCAGCAGCACAAGAGACTGCCACATGGATCAATCAGGCTGCTGGAATCACATCATCTGCAACCACATTTATTGTGAATGAAACCAACCAGATGGGTCGTGGTCTTATCGAGATTGGTGATGAACTCATCTATGTGGATAAGGTCGATAACCTAACCAAGACGGTAACTGTTGCCCCATGGGGTAGAGGATTCCGTGGCACCACAGCAGCTTCTGCTGCTAATAATGCCAAGGTAGTTATTGCTCCTATGTATCCACGAGCATTGATTAAGCAGTCAATCAACGACACTATTCAGGCTTCCTACCCGGAACTCTTCGGAGTAGGAACTCACACATTCTCTTTCAACTCTGCTGTTACCACATACTCAATGCCAGCAACTGCTGAATATGTCCTTGATGTTAAGTGGCAGACCATTGGATCGACTAAAGAATGGCTCAATGTTCGGCGTTATGATTTCGACAAAGTAGCCAATACAACTGAGTTTGCCAATGGCAAGACCATCAATATCTTTGACTCTATTGATCCGGGTCGTACTGTTCAGGTTGTTTACGCCAAGGCTCCATCTACTCTTTCATCAGATAGCGATGTCTTTGAGACCGCTACTGGTTTCCCATCAAGTGCAGTTGACTGTATTACATACGGTGCAATAGCTCGACTACTTATGAATGTCGATGCTGCACGAGTCAATGCACAATCTGTCGAAGCAGATATGCTCGACCAATCCAAGCCTGTAGGCGTTGGATCATCTACTGCTCGTTTCTACTTGGGTCTGTATACACAGAGACTCCAGCAAGAAGCGGCAGGACTAAGAGATCTTTATCCTCCCCGACTCCACTATAAGAGGTAACGAATGGCACAAACACGATACTACGCCTCCACGGCAAAGCAAGCCTCGCTATCATCCTCGGTCGATGGTGTTGTTACATCGATTACCTTGGATCTAACGACTGGTTTCCCAACTAACTATCCTTACTCTTTGGTTATCGATCCAGATACCAACAAGGAAGAGATCATCACCGTTGGTTCCTCTGGTGGTGGAACGACTCTGAATGTCACTCGTGGTGAAGACGGTACCTCTGCTGTTGCCCACTCTGCTGGTGCAACAGTTCGTCACATCATCTCTGGTCGTGACTTCAATGAGTTCTCTGCCCACATTGGTTCTTCTGGAACTCCAACAACTGCTGGTGTCCATGGTGTTACTGGCAATGTTGTAGGTACATCTGATACTCAGACACTTACCAATAAGACTCTTACTGCCCCAATCATCGATGGTGCAGGAGTTGTCTTCGAAGGTGCAACAGCCGATGCCTTTGAGACAACCCTTACTGTTACCGATCCAACGGCAGATCGAACAATCACTCTTCCTAATGCTTCAGGTACTGTAACCCTTGATGGTGTTGCATCTACCCTGACATCTAAGACTCTATCTAGTGCAACTCTTGCTACAGATCTTGCTGCCGGTGGCTACAAGGTAACTGGTCTTGGCACACCTTCTGCTAACACAGATGCAGCAACCAAGGCTTATGTAGATACTCAGGTATCTAACCTTGTTGATGCAGCTCCGGGTGCCTTGGATACCCTCAATGAACTTGCTGCCGCAATCAATGATGATGCCAACTTCTCAACCACAGTAACAAACAGTATTGCTACTAAGGTTGCCAAGGCTGGCGATTCAATGACCGGCAACCTATCGATGGGTAATAACAAGATTACCGATCTTGGAAGTCCATCAGCATCTACCGATGCTGTGCCTAAGTCTTATATCGATACAGTCTTTGGATCGACTTCTTCAGCAGCAACCTCGGCTACATCAGCCGCTAACTCTGCTACAGCCGCTGCATCCTCTGCGACAGCAGCAGCTACAAGTGCATCCTCTGCTTCAACCTCAGCATCTTCAGCCGCCACCTCAGCTTCATCGGCTGCTACTTCAGCAACCTCGGCTAACAACAGTTTCATCTCGATTACAGGTCTTACCGGATCTGGTCTTCTTCGAGATATGGGTACGATTACTGAGTCTGATACAACTACATCTACCTATATAAACATTGCAACGATTGCATCTAATGCATCTACATCTGCTGCTAGTGCAGCAACATCTGCAACATCGGCTGCAACAAGTGCAACTTCAGCTTCTAATTCTGCAACTGCTGCTTCTACATCGGCTTCTAGTGCAAGCACCTCTGCTTCATCAGCAGCCACTTCAGCATCGTCAGCAGCAACTTCTGCTACTTCTGCTGCTAACTCTGCAACTGCTGCCGCTGGTTATGTAGTTCCATCTCAAACTGGAAATGCAGGTAAATATCTTAAGACGGATGGCTCTGTAACATCATGGGCAACTGTTGATGCATTACCATCTCAAACAGGTAATAGTGGTAAGTATTTAACAACTAATGGTACAAGTGCATCTTGGGCATCGATTACTACTGATCCATTGCCAGATGTATTTATGATGATGGGAGCATAAGAATGCCAGCATTTGCAATCCAACTGCGTAGGGGAACAACAGCCCAACACGCATCATTTACAGGTTTAGTCGGTGAAGTAACAGTCGACACCGACAAAGACACACTCGTAGTACACGATGGTGTCACGGCTGGAGGGTATCCTTTAGCCAAAGCATCCGAAGCAGGTAGCGGCGGATTAGATCCATTCCTTCTGATGGGAGCATAACAAATGGCATATAAAGTACTTGGTCGCAAGGCTGCGGCCGCAACGACAGAAGAGGAACTTTATACCGTTCCATCTTCTTCAGCAGCGGTGGTTTCATCCATCGTAATCGCTAATCGATCAGCATCTGCTCGTACCTATCGTTTGTCTGTAAAGCCAACCTCTGGTACTACAATCGCTGATGAACACTATCTTGCTTACGATGTATCAATCGCAGCAAATGATTCAATCGCATTAACCCTTGGTATTACATTGGCTGCTGGTAACTCAGTTCGTTGCTATGCATCTGCTGCATCTTCACTTACATTTACAGCTTTCGGTTCTGAACTTTCTGCTTAATTATTGAAAGGCAATACTATCCATGGCTATTTCTAAGTTTACGACATCATCTATCAATAATGGCTTGTCTAAATATCCATCTGCTAAAGGTGGTAAAACACCAACTGTTGAATGTATGGTTGTTGCTGGCGGTGGCGGTGGTGGATCCGGTGGCGGAGGGGCTGGCGGATATAGAACAAACTCTGCATTTGCTATAACAGTTGGATCAGCATTAACTGTAACTGTTGGTGCAGGTGGAACTGGAACTGCTGGCCCAACAACAGGGCGTGGCAATAATGGAAGTAACTCTGTTTTCTCAACAATCACATCTTCAGGTGGTGGTGGAGGTGGACAAGTAAATACACAAAACGCTCAATCAGGTGGTTCCGGCGGTGGTGGTGGTAGAGCTAGCGTTCATACAGCATCTGGTGGATCAGGTAATACTGGAGGTTATTCTCCAGTAGAAGGTTATGCTGGAGCAAATGGTATTAACGCAGCTCCGTACCCCGGTGGTGGTGGTGGAGGTGCTGGTGGTGCCGGTACTAGCGGATCTAGTGGCGGTATTGGGCCATCTGGTACTGGTGGTGCTGGAGTAACAAACTCCATAACTGGAGTATCTGTTGAGTATGCAATCGGTGGTGGTAGTGGTGGAAGTTGGGGATCACTTTGTGCCGCTGGCCCTTCTGGGGGAACTACTGGTTCTGATGGAAGAGAAAATGGCGTAACAACAAATGCTGCCGTAAATACTGGTAACGGTGGCGGTGGTGCTGGTGACAATAACGCTGGTGGTAATGGCGGATCAGGTATAGTGGTTATTAAATATCCTTCATATTATGATGCTGCAACAGCAACTACTGGATCTCCAACTGTTACAACTTTTGATGGTTACAGAGTTTACAAGTTTACTGGTGATGGGAGCATTACTTTCTAATGGCTAACAGACTATTTTCTAAATCATCTATATCTATTGGTAGTAGATTTATATCAGCAGCGGCATCCTCTGAAAGCAAAACTCCGTATGTTGAATATCTTGTTGTTGCTGGTGGCGGCGGAGGTGCTGCTGGTGGTGGTCTTGGTGGCGGTGGTGGTGCAGGTGGTTACCGTGAAGGAAAACTTGCCGTAGCTATTGGATCGGCTTTAACTGTAACTGTTGGTAATGGTGGTACTGCTGGCACAGCAGCAGGTGGTGGTACAGGCGGTAATGGTGGCAACTCTGTATTTTCAAGCATTACTTCATCAGGTGGTGGTGGCGGTGGTAAATCACAAAGTTCTCCACCTTATCCGGGTAGTGATGGCGGTTCCGGTGGTGGTGGCGGAGAAAACTCTGGCAACATTGGTTCTGGCGGTAAAGGAAATAACGGAAACTATTCACCAAGCGAAGGTCATAATGGCGGAAACGCTGGAACTAATGCTGGTTATTACACCGGCGGTGGAGGTGGCGGTGCAGGAGCCCCGGGTAAAGAAGGAACTTCCACAAATGGTGGTCTTGGCGGAGACGGAAGACAAAGTTCTATAACTGGTACCTCTACCTATTATGCAGGTGGCGGTGGTGGTGGCCCATATTCTCGATCTTTTGGAACTTGTGCAGGTGGACAAGGCGGCGGTGGAACTGGTGCAGATAATAACTTTTCTGGATCACCTGCTTCTACAGCAGGTACTGCTAATACTGGCGGTGGTGGTGGGGGTCGTACATCAGGTGATGGAAAAGCTGGAGGTTCTGGGATTGTGATTATTAGATATTCTGATAAATATGCAGATCCAGCATCTTATACAGGATCACCAACTATAACCACTACTGGTGGATATAAGATTTACAAGTTTACCGGTGATGGCTCAATCACATTCTAAGGAGATATAAATGGCACACTTTGCAAAACTAGATGAAAACAACAATGTTCTTGCAGTTCATGTTGTAAACAATGATGTTATTACTGTTGATGGTAATGAGTCCGAACAAGCAGGTATTGATTTTCTAACCAATCTTTACGGACATACATCTTGGAAACAAACATCATATAATGGAACATTTCGAAAGAACTATGCAGGTATTGGTTTTACTTATGATGCATCAAGAGATGCATTTATTTCACCAAAACCATATGAATCTTGGAGTCTGAACGAAACTACTTGCCAATGGGAAGCACCAACACCAATGCCAAGTACTGCTGGAATGTGGCTTTGGGATGAATCAAATCAGATTTGGATTGATACAACACCTGCTTAATCTTGAAACAGAGGCAGTTTCGGAAGTGTCCTCGCCTAATGTCGTAAGTAAGAACTTCCATCAACTTTCTAACCCAAGGAGTCTGGCGTGGTATTAAAGATATCTAAGTCACCGGATATTACAGATACAGTTGTATATGACCTTACCGGTCGTACATCTCAGTATTACGATCCAGATACTTATGCCTTTGATGTAGCTGTAGGTGGTTTGCCATTCCTCTACAACATCACAGATGCAATCCCATACCGCAGATCGACTGCCCGATGGAAGTATGAGCGTGTTGACCAAGCCAGAGAGCCGGGTGAACAGACCCTTGACTCAGGTCTTTGGGTTCGATCTCAGACATCGTGGCACCTTGGTGCAGGTATCGAGTTTCAAGAAGCCCTTGAGGGTAACCCCGATCTTCTTCGCTTCCGTTATTACACATCCACAGGTATCAACCCATGGAACATCGGTGAACTTTCTCTCCTTAAAGATACTTCTAAACTTTACAATGTAACTTCAACATCAACTACCGCTAAGACTATTGCACTTCCTGCAACGCTAAATGGTACAGACTTTGTTCTTGCTATCAACTGCACAGCAACCTCAACATCTTCATCTGCTATCCGTGTATCCAAGGTTACTTCTGCTGGTACTGCAACCACAGTTGTAACTGGTGCAGACCTCTCTGCTGAGATCTTGGCAGCAGAGACAGATGGATCATCTCTCTATCTTGCAACTGCTGACTACATCTATGACATCGATCTAACTGCTGGCAGTCCTACACTTCATCAGCATTACCATATTGCATCTATTGCTAGTGCATCTAGCGTTACTTTGAAGTTCGTAAAGAACCGAGTTCTTGCAGGTATTACCTTTGCCTCTGGTGCAACCATTGCAGGTGTATATGAACTATCGTTTGCTACACACTCTTCACTAGCAAACTTGTCTTCAACTACCGCCATTGCTAATACCAAGACAGTACCTATTGGATGGAAGTGGACAGGTATTGCAGATGGTCGTGGTGCTATCTATCTATCTGGTTATGCCGGTGACAAGTCATCAATCTTCAAAGTTCAACCCGATGCAACGACAGGTAACTTAGGAGCTGCTATCTCCGTAGCAGATATCCCATTGGGTGAAACTGTTAGAACTATCTTTGGTTATCTAGGAACTTATCTTGCTATCGGAACATCTCGTGGTGTTCGTATTGCAGCCATTGCCGATGATGCAACCATCGTCTATGGCCCTATTATCTTTGAAACAACAAACCCTGTTGTTTCCTTCGCAGCTCGTGATGCTTACATCTGGGCTGGAGTCAAGGCTGGTGTCGGTGGTGCCTCTGGTACTTATCGAATCTATCTTGGACAATTATTAGATGATGGTGGCTATCCATTTGCTACCGATATCTATGCTGCTGGTACTACCGGATCGGTAGACAATATGGGATTCTTCCCAACAACTGGTCAGTTATTCTTCTCGATTACCGCAAGTGGTATCTGGATTGAACACGCTACTCAGTTGGTATCTGAAGGAACTATCCAAACTGCAATCGTTAACTGGGGTACTCTCGAGAAGAAAGCGTGGAAGCGTGTTCGTATCGAGACCGATACCCTTGATGGAAAGATTGAAGTATATGCCGACTCCCTTGAGGGTCGTTCACAGATTGTTACCTTGACTGAAGGTAATGAATACAACACAGACTTCGATCTATCGGCGGCTTACCTTGCCCCACAAGTCAACGGACAGTTGACATTCTCTCTTTATAGAAACTCTTCAGATGCAACAAAGGGTGCAAAACTGAAGGGTTATGCCATCAAGGCTATCCCATCACCTACTAGATCTCGTCTGATCCAGATGCCTTTGATGTGTTATGACTATGAAACCGATCGAAGAGGTGTTCGATTTGGTATTGAAGATGGTGCCAAGATCCGACTCGCAGCCCTAGAAGCACTCGAGTCAAGCGGTGCCACCGTTCTCGTACAGGATTTCACCTCTGGTGAAAACTTCGATACTGTCATCGAAGAAATCGCATTCACTCGCATGACTCCTCCATCTCAGAACCATGAGAACTTTGGAGGAATCATCACTATCACAATGAGAACGGTTGTCTAATGAACTACTTGGACTGGGCTGGCCTTGCGGTCGCCGTAACAACAATCGTCACCGCATTCGCTGGTGCAATCCGATGGTTAGTAAAACACTACCTTGCAGAACTAAAGCCAAATGGCGGATCAAGTATCCGGGATAAAGTCGACAGACTCGAAGCAAAGGTTGACAAACTATACGAGTATCTGATTCAGAAATGAGTTACCCAAACTGGTTTGCCAGCTACGCAGTAACTTACTTCGACAAACACTTAGCAAGATTTAAGGATCAAGAGAACCTACACTTCCTTCAGATAGGTGCATTCACAGGAGATGCCAGCCTTTGGCTTGTCCAGAATGTCCTGACCCATAAGACCTCAGTCCTTGTCGATGTAGACACTTGGCATGGATCTGACGAGGAAGCCCATCACCAGATGGATTTCTCAGATGTTGAGAAGACCTATGACTGGAAGCTGAAAGATTACCCACGAGTAATAAAGGTCAAGCAGACCAGCCTTGAATACCTGACCACCTCCGATGAGACTGAGGTCTATGACTTCATCTATATCGATGGTGACCATACAGCTCAGGCAGTCTGGCACGATGCCAGCCTTGGCTGGAAAGCCCTTAAAAGGGGCGGAATCATGGCCTTTGATGATTACCTATGGGGAGAGGGTTTACCCCTTGAGAAGCGACCACAGCCAGCCATAGACCTATTTCTGACCCTGCTCAAGGATCAGATAGAACTACTAGATACAGGATCCCAAGTATGGATAAGGAAGCGATAAATGAAACCTGTTGCAAAGACGGCGACACCTGCTGCCAAATCGCTGCTGAAGCAAGCGACCAAGCGGTGGCCAAAGAGGGCGAAAGCCAGCGATGGATTACTCCCTTCGGCTGCACATCTTGCGGCCAGTCCTAACTCAGACCACAACACAGGACACGCCGTGGATCTAACCCACGATCCCAAGGCAGGAGTAGACTGTCACGAACTATTTCAAAAGTTCAAGCAGGACAAGAGGGTTGCCTACTTGATCTTTGATAGCAAGATCTGGTCTCGTGCCAGAGCAAGCGAGGGTGACCGCCGGTATACCGGATCTAACCCACACTCAAAACACCTTCATGTTTCGATAGACCCGAAGCATGACAAGGACACCAGCACTTGGTTCCCTTGGCTCAAGAAGAAGGTGTTCTCCTCACCAGATGCGGTCATTGCCCATCTGAAGAGTAAGAACCCACAGAAGTGTGAAGTACCGAGTCCAAAGGAGGACTAAATGGAAAAGATCAAATCGTTTATCCACCGCAACCCAGCCCGAGTAGCAGCGTTTGTTTCTTCGGCAGTTGCATTGATCGTGAGTTATGTGTCGCCAGATATCCCAGTAGAGCAAGCTGTTATCTTCATCTTGTCATCATTGGGTCTAGGTGAGTATGCTCAGAGAATCGAGAATGATAAGACGGAATCAGCCCTATGGACTGATCCTGAAGATCTCGATGACGACAACTAAATACTGGTAAGACAAGAGATGGGCCACCTTCGGGTGGCCCTCTTTTTTTGTGCCTAAAAACTACACCGGTAGGAGAGCCTAAGAAATGCCCCCCTACCCCCCATAAAAAACTTATGGTTGGTAGGTGCTACACCGTATAGTGTCGCCTGAAGTTTCTGCCCCACCCCCGAAGGGGTAGGCAAAGAATATCACGACACACCGAAATCCCACACTTTGTCGTACCCTTGTGTCACACTTGTGGCATGAGTGAAAAACTTGTCGAGGTCGACAACATCTATGCTCAGATGTCTGAGCTATCGGAGACTTCGTTCCGCCCACATCCTTGGGTCATGGGATTTTCCTATGGCAGAGATGGTGGGATATCCGTCTGGTGGGATCATGCGTATGAATCAAGCAAGTATCTATTAGCAAAGCTCGATCTTGTTGATTGGTTCCATGAGGGCTTCCTTATTGCAGATCGAATGGTTAGCCTTGTACCACTACCCGAAGAGAAAAACTTAATACTGCCGGGAACAATGCTGGTTTGGAGACCGATAGATGGTGAAGCCAAGATCTCTAAACTTGTAGAGGATTACATTAAGGGATATCAAAATGTTACTTAAGGATTTCTATATCGATAAGTTCATCAGTAAGTTGGCTGCGGCACGACCACTACCAACCAATGATTACAACGCTGGCGTTGTAGATGGATTGCAATACGCAATGAATATCTTGCGAGAGGAGAAAGCAAAGGATGGGCAAACCCAAGAAGGGCAAGGGTAGTGGTGTTAGAAATACGAACAGGCGAAACGGTAAAGCCTTCAAGAAAAATCCAAGAAAGCCAAAGTCTAAAGGCGATCGGATTGCTGGCAGGTCTCCTGCAAATCACGCAAAGCGAGAAGCGTGGAAGAAGTGGAAGGCAACTCTTCCAGAAGGTACTGAAGTTCCGCATTGGAAGGAGTGGAAAGTAGATGCCGCATAGTAGTAAAGAGACACTAACTATTGGTTGGTGTGACAATGGTTTGACTGATGGAAAGTTTACTGAAGGTATTCTGTATTCAACTATTGGACTTCCAAAGTTTGGAATCTATGTGAACAATGCAGTTCGTGTTCAAGGTAATCAGATTGCTAGACAGCGTATGGATCTTCTCGAGCTGTGGGCAGATCAGGTGCAGACTGACTGGCTACTGTGGGTAGATTCCGATGTTGTCTTAACTGCTGAGATTGTAAAGAAACTCTGGGATGCTGCCGACAAGTTGGCACGACCTGTCGTATGTGGGGTGTACTTTGTATCCAAGGCGATGGAAGGAACTCTGATGCAACCGATGCCAGCATTGTTTATGGATCATCCTACTGAAGAGTATCTGATGAACTTCATTCATCCATTGCCGTATAATGAGATCATTCAAGTCGATAGTGCCGGTATGGGATTGGTTCTAATGCATAAGTCAGTAGTTCCAGTACTTCGCAAGAAGTTCCCGGATCAATCATTCTTTGCCGAGAAAGATCTAGGTAGAGATAAGTTTGTTGGAGAAGATATTGTTTTCTTCCGCAAACTAAAGCAAGCAGGTATCAAGCTGTATGCACATACTGGTGCATTAGCTCAACATATGAAACGATTTAGTTTCGATGTTGCGTATTACGGTTTGTATTGGAAAGAATACGAACGACAGATGCAGTTGAAAGCGGAGCAAGAAGCAGAAGAAGTGGAAGGATCAAATGAAGGAGATTAAGAACATCCTTGTTGATGTCCTCAAAGCGAAGGATGCATCACGAGGAAGGTCACAACAAACAGAGGTCGGGCCATCCGAACTCGGAGGTTGTGCAAGAAAGGTTTGGTACAGACTGAATCAACAGCCTGAGACCAATGACAACGAGTTGAAACTCGCAGCAGTTATGGGTACGGCAATCCACAACACGATTGAATCGGCGTTGAACTTTGTCGATCCTGACCAGAACGAGTATCTCGTTGAACAGGAAGTAGAGGCGTTTGGGATCAAAGCCCATGTCGATCTCTATGTTCGATCTGCTAAAGCAGTTGTCGACTGGAAGAGTACTAAGACTAAGAATCTTAACTACTTCCCATCGAAGCAACAGCGTTGGCAGGTACAGGTCTACGGACTCCTACTTTCGGAATCAGGTTTCGAAGTGGATACCGTCAATCTTGTGGCAATCCCACGAGATGGGGATGAACGAGACATCAAGGTTCACTCAGAACCTTATGATCGAAGCATTGCAGAGGAAGCACTTGAGTGGTTGCAAGCAATCAAGAACTCTTCCGAAGCACCAGCCCCGGGCAAAGATGCCAGCTACTGCCAGTTCTACTGCAAGTACTTTGATGCAAGTGGGGAACTCGGATGTACTGGCCTAAAAAAAGGTGGGATCACTCCGTCAGAAGTTCTGATTGATGATCCCTCCATCGACTCCAATGCCTTGGAGTACTTACAAATCACGAACGAGTTAAAGAAACTTGAAGCGAAAGCAGATGGTCTCAAGACTTCTCTCGAAGGTATCTTCGGTCGTACCATGTCCGGTGTTGAAATCAACTGGACAACGGTGGCACCACGCCAAACGATTGATGAGGCAGAAGTTCTAGCCAAACTCGGATTCGTACCAAAGAAAACAGCCGGCAAGGAATCAGTCCGGCTTTCAATCAAACACACGGAGGTTAACTAAGATGGCCGAACTCGGTTTTCAAGTGTCAACTAAGACACAAGATGGAACCATTTTCGTCATTGCCGATGCAACCTACGAAGGCTTCGCCAACAAACTAATGGCAGCCCTCGATCAGACAGGTGCAGAGGCAGTACTCCAGCAGATGAAGTCCTCATTCGCTGGATCACCAATGACTACAGCTCAGATTGCGAATGCTCTGGGCGGTACTGTTATTCAATCTGATAAATGGGGTGCAGCACCTGCTGCCGCAGCCCCTGCTGGTCAGGTCTGTAAGCATGGAGAGCCAGCAAAGTTAGTTCCTGCTGGTGTATCTAAAGCATCAGGAAAGCCTTATCGTGCTTTCTATGCTTGCCAACGACCACAAGGCCAGCAATGCGACTTCAGAGCGAACGCTTCTTAGCACAGTTGGTGGAGTCGGGTACACCTAAGTACCCGGCTTACACCGGCAAAGAAGCCTGTGCATCAGTTGGATCAGAGATGTTCTGCACCGATGAGAAAGACTTTAGCCACTACGAGGTTCTGCGAGGAATCTGTATGCAATGTCCTCTTCTCAGAGACTGTTTCAACTGGGCATTACATAACGAAGACTTCCATTATTGGGGAGCTTCATCAGCCCATGACAGAAAAGAGATACGCAAGTTGTATCGGATCGAGAGAAAGCGAAGCGTGGCTGCATAATGTTGAACCTACTTCAAGCAGTACATAGTACAAACTCATCAGCGAAACCATTGCCCGATGTGTGGGAATCATTGAAGAGCTATGGGATGAGGTTCCGTCAATCACAACTATGCCTAATCGCTGGGCAACCTAACTCCGGTAAGAGTCTTATGGCTTTGGTATATGCACTCAAGAGTGGTGTACCAACTCTGTACTTCTCTGCCGATACGGATCCAATCACACAGATGTTTCGTACTGTTGCAGCTTTGAGTGGGATTCCACAACAACAAGTGGAGACCTATCTTGATCAGGACTCACACTATTTCGATCCGATGTTGTCTGAAAAAGGCTCACATATCAAGTGGGTCTTTGATCCGTCACCAGATATAGACACCATCGAACTCGAGATCCTCGCTTATGGCGAGGTGTATGGCATGGCACCGGCACTTGTCGTTATAGATAACCTAATGAATTGCGTGTCCGTTACAGGGGAAGAATGGTCAGGCATTCGGGCAATCATGTCCGAACTTCATCATGTTGCTAGAAAGACAGGTGCCTGTGTCCTTGCTCTTACACATATGTCAGAGCAAAGAGATTACGAAGCAGACAAACCAGCACCACGCCGAGCCATACTTGGCAAGGCATCTCAGTTGCCTTCGATGATCTTGTCGATTGCAATGAATCCAGAATATGGAGAACTAAAAGTGGCAGCAGTAAAGAACCGATTCGGAGAACATTCTGCCGATGGCACTAAGTATGCAACCCTTCTCATCGATCCATCGAGAGTACAGATTGCAGACGGAGATGCACAAGGTCGAGCAGATGTAAGACCGGGATTGATTTATTGGCGTGGACACGAAGCAATCTAGGGCAAACAAACGCAAGGGATCCCAATGGGAGACCGACCTTGTTGAATACTTTAGATCGTTAGATCTACTTGCCGAGAGGTTACGCCTCTCTGGCTCATATGATGAAGGCGACCTATGGTTCTTCGCCAATAGGAAGTACTTCATAGTCGAAGCAAAGAACGAAAAAGGTTTCAAGCCCGGGCCTTGGATGCAAGAAGCGGTGCTTGAAAGGGATAACTGGATGAAGCGAAGAAAGAAATCAGGTCGAGCTATCCCACTTGTCATTGCCAAGCGTAGGCAAAGCAATGTCAGTAAGGCATTTGTCATTATCCAACTAGATGAGTTTATGGAGTTAGTAAATGAATGAAACATTAGCGTTGATACTTTCAGTCGCAGCAGGTGTTGCCCTCTATCACTTCCTTGAGTGGGGTTACTACAAGATCGAAGATAAGTTCTATGAGTGGAAACACGCAGAAGAGATTGAGAAGTTCGAGCAGTACATCAAGTCTTTAGAGAAGACAACGAAGAAGAAGAAATGAAGCAACTAACTTTTGTGTCGCTGTTTGCTGGAGTCGGGGGATTTGATCTCGGCTTCGAGCAAGCAGGGATGAAATGTGTAGGACAGGTAGAGATTGATAAGCATTGTCAAAAGGTATTGCAGAAGCATTGGCCCGATGTTCCGCTACATGACGATGTAACAACAGCAATAGGTTGGGCTAACGAGAAAGGATTGGTAGGAAATGTCGACATCGTATGCGGAGGATTCCCATGCCAAGATGTCTCAGTCGCTGGCAGAAGAGCTGGTATCGCTGGGGCAAGAAGTGGACTCTTCTGGGATGCCATTCGATTTGCTAGGGAAGTCGAAGCACACACGCTCATCTTGGAGAATGTGCCGGGATTATTATCAAGCAACCAAGGCCGCGATTTCGGAGTCGTTATCTCTGAAATGGCCGACTCAGGGTATCGCCACATCGAGTGGCGAGTTCTGGATTCGCAGTTCTTCGGAGTTCCCCAACGCCGCCGTAGAATCTTCATTGTTGGAAGTTCTCGAGAAGACATCAAATCCCCGATACTTCTTGAGCAGTAAGGCTTGCGAAGGGATCCTTCGTAGAGCCAACCGTAGGGGCAAAGTACTACCGAAAGCGTTGCATGATGCATTGGTTTATCAAAGCCAGCAGAGCCAAGAGTAAAGATGATTATGAAACATGGAACGAAGGAGGGGTGGTGCCAACCTTGAACGCATTTGAAAACAACGGTGATGTTCGTGCCACAGTTTTGATTGCAACCAATGAGACTGTTGGTACATTGCAAGCACGAGACTACAAAGGGGTGGGCAATCAGTATGTCGAGGAAGACAAACTCATCATCTTCCATCCTCATCGATCTGATGGGGTTCGTATCCAAGGTGACACCATCAACACACTTACTGGATACATGGGAACAGGAGGACTGAACACACCTATGGTTACTGCCATACAGAACACAGTCATTGGAAGATCAGAGAATGCTGGGCCCAATGGTCGAGGTCATACCGATGAGGGAGACCCGATGTTTACCATCGACACCACATCACCACACGCCATAGTCATACGAGAGCGTGAGGGCAAACCCGGTGGTGGCAAGGGTGCAATGTTCTCTGATAAATCATTCACCCTCAAGGGTGTCAATGATCAGACAATCTTCGAGTCAACCATCAGAAGACTGTTGCCATTGGAGTGTGAAAGATTGCAAGGGTTTCCAGATAACTGGACAGAAGACCAGTCTGATTCCCAGCGATACAAACAGATGGGTAATGCAGTCACCGTGAATGTAGCCAAGTGGATTGGCGACAGAATCGTGGACTCCTATGGCCGCTGATGTTGACCTACTCAAAGCTGTGATTAGACATTACGGTGGAGAAGTAAGAGATGGATATTCGAGAGCAGTAAGGTGTTGCTTTCACGATGACTCACGGAGATCTGCCGTGATGTCTACTGATGGAGAGAAGGCTGGGTTGTATTTCTGCCACACCTGTGGCATAGGTGGAGATGCATACTCACTACTGATGTGGAGAGAAGGGATAGATTTTCGTGTTGCTTTCGATAGAGCGTCTGACATTGCTAAACGATCTGGCATCGACTTATCACAAAAGGATAAGCGAAGAGACGGTGGACTACTTACAGGGTCGAGGGTTCGGCAAAGAACTGGCAGAGGCCCATCTGCTGGGAACCGTACCAGTCGATTGTGACCCGAGCCATGTGCAGTTCATCGGCTGGTTGTCGATCCCATACAGAGTTGTCAATGGGGTGGCAGGATTCAAGTTCCGAAGGGTCGATGGATCTCCGGGCCCTAAGTACATGGCTCCAATGCATCAGCCAGCCCGACTCTTCAATGCAGTCGATCTTCAGAAACCTTCAGATGTTGTTGCAATCTGCGAGGGAGAACTCGATGCAGTTATTGCCAGCCAACTGTTGCCTTCAGTTGGAGTACCGGGTGTCAAGGCTTGGAGACCACACTTCAATCGACTCTTCCAAGGATATAAACGAGTTCTTATCCTTGCAGATAATGACGAGGGAAAGAAGGATGGTAGCAATCCGGGTATGGAACTCGCCGAGAAAGTATTACAAGAAGTAGAACACGCTGAACTGATACCATTACCTCAAGGTTCTGATGTCAACTCAGTAGTAATAGATGAAGGATTAGAAGGTCTGAGAAAGAGGTTAGGACTAGATGAGTAACAATGGAGACTCAGGATACAATCGAAAGTTTGAAAAGCTTGTTGGAAAAGCATGGCCTGATAGTGGTAAAAGTAGAGAACCTATCTTCGGGCCTACAGATGACAGTCCAAGTTCCCAAGACCCGGCAATGAATGACTTCGTTGCTGATGTCTGGGATATCATCGATGAACTTGGCAACTTACTGATAAGCAAGCAAAGGGATTACGGCCCCGGCAATATCAACAATGCATTCGGTGGCCCAATGAATGGGTTACTTGTCCGTATGGGTGACAAGTTTGAACGACTCAAGAACCTGTTTATCTTTGGCAATGGTAAGCCACAGCATGAATCAATCGAAGATTCATTCAAGGATCTAGCCAACTATGCAATCATCGCAATGATGGTGCAGCGTGGAAAGTGGCCTAAGAACAAACTATGAAGAAGCTCCTCTTTTTTTTGGTTCCGATTCTTGTAATTACATCGTTGTATTTCCTCATTAGGTTCATCATCGATGCAATCATAGAGATGGATGGAGTCGGAGGTCTTGACCTCGATGAGTGATCGAGCCAAAGAACACCTCAATGACCTTATCAACATAGCCTCATCAACCATCTACCGAAGGTTCGTTGGGTATGTGGAATACAAAGACTTGGTTCAAGAACTAAATGTCTATGTATTGCAAAGACCTAAACTTGAGGAAGATCTTGATGAGTCTTATCAGGTATCCAAAGATGAAACTAAATGGGTGGCTAGGAAAATCATGGCAAGGTTCCGCCGCCACATTGAAAAGTATTCTCGTAAAGAGAAGTCGGTTCGTGTTGGTTACTCGACTGGTGATGAGTTCTTCTACGACACAGTAACCATTGCATCTATCTTGCCAGTTGCATTGCAGTTCGATGTACAAGGTGTGACATTGATCGACAAGGTAGATGATGGACAACCACGCAGATCACCGGCACCTAATGAAGGTGGCAACCTTCTTGCCATGGCAATAGATGTGAAGTCTGCTCTTGAACTTCTTGATAAAGATGAACAGTACATAATCAACCTAAGATACGGAGCTTCCCCCATGACCCTATCTGATATTGGAAAAGAACTAGGTCTGTCTGATTCGACAGTAGATCGGAGGGTTCAAAGAATCCTTCGGAAGATTATCGATCATCTTGGAGGCCCAACTCCATGGGCGTAAAGATAGTCTTAGAAAGATATGAAGTGGTACTGGCTGTGAATACAGCAGTCGAAAGATATGTATCCACTATGAAGAACCAACAGATGCGTGGACTACAAGACATGGATCCGTGGCAACGAATCCTCCTCGATGTGGATGGATGTGGTGCAGAGATTGCCGTTGCTAAATACCTTGGCGTTTATTGGGGTGGTGCATTCGGTCAGGGCGGCGTAGACATAGAGCCAAACATAGATGTGAAGTACACAAAGCATGAGCAAGGAAGACTATTAGTTAGACCCGATGCAAAGGATGACATCAAGTTCGTATTAGTTCGTGGTGGTATGCCGAACTATGAACTAATCGGATGGATTATGGGAGCAGAAGCAAAGAAACCAGAGTGGTTAGACAAACCTGACTGGCGAAGACCTGAGATTTATTGTGTACCTGAAGATAAGTTACGAAAGTTTAGAGGTTACTATGGCTAGGTATGATTACCAATGCCCGGGTTGTGGCAATGTGGTTGAGATAATCAGAGGGTTCAACGATCCAGAGTCAGAGTATGAATGCCCAACAGATAACTGCAACACGATGTTAGTTCGAAAGTATTCTGCTACCCCGACCATCTTCAAAGCTCAAGGTTTCTACTCTACGGATAACTTCAGAAAATGAAGAACCCCCTCCGAAGAGGGGGCCTTCGCCTAGAGTGGAGGATCAGATCCACTATGACCAGTCTAATGTCGCTGTCGGCATTGTCAACTCAGCGACCATACTCTTCCTTCAAATACTTTCCACAATAGGGCCAAGGCTTCGATCCCCTATCGGCATAGATGTGAAGGGCTACATGGAACTGCTCAAGTAGCGTGGCTTTCTTTGGTGGTGTGCCGCTGGAGCCACCATGAGCAACCCATGTCCGGGGATATTCGATTTGAAAGTAGCCTTGAAACTGCTTCTTGGATCCGGCTACTGCATTCGATCTGCCGCTACTCTCACACATGGCGAGCTTCTGCCATGCTGGCGGCAGATGATCGAAGTCCATGTCCTCGAAGTGCAGAATGACCGGGATATCCTGCACGATAGTCGAGCTTTTTGTTTCAGCTTTAGGTGGAACAGACTTGAGTGGGGGCGATAGAAGTACCGCCCCCATCAAGATTCCACCGATGATAAGTCGGTGCATCTATCTTTCTCCTCCCAATGTGATTGCCCCAAGCCATACCAGCAAAGGGATCACCATTAGTATCGGTGAATCCTCACTCATTCCGAGTGGGAAAGTGAAGAAGGACAGGAAGAAAAGCACATAACCCACTACCCCTCCTTCATCTCTAGTTCAATGTTGGATATCTCAAACTCTGAGTCATCCCATTGACCATCTTCTTGTTCGACCCACGGCTCATCGAGTTGGAGTCGAAGGGTGTTGTGAATATCTTCGAACTCTTTCTCTGTGAGAGGTCTGTTTGTTTCAAACGAACCTGTGATTGTGTACCTCATGCCTGACCCTCATCTTTCCATTTGGTTGTGTCTATAACTCTGATGGTTTCTTCGGACAACTTTATAGATTGGCGGTCAGTAATCCACCATTCCAATCCATCGAGTCGCCGAGATAGTTCTCCTACACCAAGAGGATTATCATCGCTTGAATAGATGGAGACGATGATTCTCTTCAGCTCGGTGCTGCCGGTTGCTCTTCGATCCGTGGCAATGCAGTTGCATTGGTCAATCGGAACGAGGTGGTCTCCACACATGGTCATGCTTCCTCCTTCAATCCTGTGTAGATAACAACTTGACCATCGTTATCGAGTTCATAACCAAGTCGGTCACAAAGTTCTTGTGCCAGTTCTTGGTTCGAATAATCCGCAAGAGTCTTCATGCCGACACCTCCTCAATGACTATCGAATCTTGAACTTCGCCACCGACCACCCTTGGTTCGGCATCGAAGTGACCAGCATGGAAGATTTCCATGGCTTGGTCTCGGTCTTCTGCCTCCAGCTCGAGGTCGTACCAGCGTTCATACACATACTTCACTTTGAACTTAGGCATTTGCCACCTGCTTCACGCAGTCATGGCAGATGGGAGATTCGAATCGGTAATCGAACCCATCATCATCGAAGTTCTTGGTGCAGATAACGCAGTAAGTTCTTTCATCTATTGGATTCCACTTCTTCAATGGGGTCATGTGTTCGAGCCATCGGCGAATGGATCCCCTCAACATCGAGAGGTCGCTATCTCCGTACCCCTCATCATCAAGCAAGGTGAGGGTGTGAACGAGGGTCTTTGCTTGACCCTTTGCGATTCTTTCCAATCTAGTTTGATTCATTACTCACCCTCCGAAACTGTGATGGTGATGTCCTCATCCATTGACCAAGGAACTTCGGTCAAGATGTGTCCGATTCGGTTGATGAAATAGATTCCATTATGAATCCATTCACCTTTACCTTCGCAGGTATTTGTCCATCGAGTTGCTGGGTCTGAGTTCTTGAACTGCTCCTCATCTCCATCGAAGTAAATGATGTCGCCATGTTCATCACGAACCGGCTTGTACTTCTCGACCCACTCTTCCCAAGTATGATCGAGAATCGTTGCTTCGAGCTTTGGTCTCATTACTTACCCTCCCCGAAGTAGCACTCAATCATTGTTCCCCAGCAGTAGTGGTCTTCAACCCACCAAATGTGGCTAGTGATGTAATAAACGGCAACGAATCCAAGCAGTATCGCAACTGCACGAACTCGCTTACCTCTCTTCGTTAGTTTCATTTCTGTTCCTTTTCTCTAGGTGGTCTGTCTCTTCAGGTGGGGTAGACCAGTTCCCCACGACCTCCCCGAAGGGAGGTTTCGACTATTCCTCCTTACATTCACAGAGTGGTTCATCATCCATCCACTCTTGACCGCATTCTTTGCAACTGCATTGGTGGTCTCGAGGTTGACCCTCGATGTTCCCACAGATTTGGCAGAGTTCGATGAGGGTACTCACGATGCTTGGTTCCAATCGCAGTTCTTGCAGTAGTGCCACTCGGCTTCCCAATCAGAGACCCTTGCTTGGCAATCTGGAATCGCCACTCTCTTCCCATCCTTGACCACATACGAGATGCATTGCTTTTGGATGGAACCATCCGAGAAGAACATCATGTCGAACCATTGGTCACCAACCTTGATGTTCTTTCGGTCGGTCATCTTGACCCGATTCGGTTGGCAGATGTCCATGTGCTTTTCATAATCTGCATTCGTGGAAGTTTCGTTCCAGCAAGTTGAGCAGATGTAAGTGATGCCAGCAGTTTTCATTTTCCAATCCTCCAAAGATTCTTCTTGGTTAGTTCCACGAGAAGTGGGATTGCTTCTCCTTGTGCATCGTATGGAGTGAGGTCTACCCATTCCTCCATGCCATCCTCGACATCGGGTTCAAACCCGATTGCATCGGTGGTCAATGTAAGTGCCTTCTTCTTATCTGCTGAGTACACATAGACGACCATGCAGAACCCACCAGTTTGTTCGATGTTGCACTCGATGCCAGCATCTTGAAGTGCCAATGCCAGTTCATTCGAACCATCGGATTCACAAACCGAGGAGACTCGGCATTGGTAGCAACCGCCGTGTTCGATGCGTAGGAAGTTGTTGTTCATATCTCGGACTTCGTAATCCACCATGTGTGGGTGACCAGTAAATCCTGCACAAGGTTTGGCATCTTCATGCCACCTTTTTTCTTGTAGCTCGAGTTTCATTTATGCACCCTTCTTCGATCCGTGGAGCAATCGGTCTTCGTAAGCGGTGAGCAGTTGGTCTACTCCATCCTGAACATCCCCGAACTCGGCGATGAAATCGCTCTCCTCGGTGGACTGTATGAATCGGATGTCGTAGCAGAGGGAGTCGCCGTCATGGCTGGACTCTCCGATTTCCTTCTCTCCTTTGTAGATGTGGAGAGTGTGTCCAATCATTCCTCGAGAGTTCTCGAAGAGTCGGACTTTCTTTACTTGGTACATCTTGACCCTTTCTCTAGTGGCTTGGCTTCATCAGTTGGGGAGTAGCCATCTACCCCAAG